GGATTCTCCCGAATCTTCGGGCATTGCTGTTGTTGCGGTATCTTCGGGCATTTGTTTGGAAAAACTGTCAACTTGCTTTGCCGTAAAACTGAAAAGACCTGTTGCGTTTGCGGCTGGTGTTTGCACGAGATCGGCACTGTAAAGCTCAGTGCAACTTGCGAAGGCGAGTCCCTCCACTTCGCGGATCGGCCCTGTAAAAGCGATGCTAATTCCGAATGTGTCTGGGAGTTTGCTTGAAATCTCCATCACGTAGTCGCGCATTGGCGATGTTTCGAGTAGGTTGAGATCGCCCAAGAGTTGTTTGCCGACGATGCGGAAATTGTTAACGAATCCTACGATGTCTTTGATGCCTGCGCCGTGGTCGAGGTTGACCTTGACGCCGCCTTTGTAGGACTCCGCACACTCTTTGACTTGCATCAAAGTTGTCTCGTCAACATAGAGACCGTGGCCTTTTGCTTCGCCGATTGAAATGATTGATACGCCTTCGATGACATCCATGCGAAGGCGCGGATGTCAATTAGTCATCCATCAATCCCATCGCGGCCTGCGCCATCAAATAAACTTCTAACTCGTTCTCTTCCTCGCCTCCGATGACATCGAACGACATTGAGAATCTTATCTCTGGGCGATTTGCGCTGGCGTGAGTGCGAGCACCTAGAACCGTCGTGCTTGTGCTGGCGCAAAGCTCTGCATCTCCAGCATTGGTGAAGCAAGATGAGCCTACGATTTCAATGCGCGAACCGGCGCATACATCCACATTCGCGACCGAGAAAACAAGACGGTTGCCTCGAACCTTGATTGTGACCTTATGCTCCTCGCGTCCTCTTCCTCCGCCCCCTGGAAGATCGATTGGATTGATCGGAACAGGTGGAACGACCGGAATGAATAGCAAGCCTTGAACGCCGATTGAAAGAGGCGTTGGGCTTGGCATTAAGCCCTGCGTAGCGATGAGCAGGGAAGCTAGCATCAGCCTAGACCCTCGTGACTACGGTGTTCGTTGTGCCGTCTCCGGTGATCGCTTGCGTGATCGCGCCCGATGTCCTGCTCGTAGGCGTGACGGTGAGTGCGTTTGCGATATCGAGTCCGTGGATCGCGTGAACCTCGGTGATCTCCGTGAGTTCTGGCGTGAGTTCCGTCCGCATTGCGCCTGTGAAAAGTGTGACTGCGCTTGTAGCGAAGGCCGCGGACTGAATGACGGCAGCTTGAAAATCGTGAACGTTTGCGGCGGCGTGATGCGAGACTGTAAGTTGCAGTTCGTTGTTGCTGTTGATCGAGCGCACGATCCTTCCGCCGTATGTGCCGGATGTCGTATGGTTGGACATCAACTCGTCCCATACTGCGTTTGCATTTGTGATGGCGGTCGGTATCGCGGCAAGTTGCGTATCGAGGTTGGCTGTTGCCATTCCGAGAGCGGCGCGGACGTTGGCGGCGGTGAGCGTTGCCGTTCCGGTGGTGTTATCCACAGGCACGCCGAACGCCACACTTGACGCCGATGGAATGTAGGCAACGCCCGTCAAAGCTCCGCTTGCGTACACGGTTCCGAAACGCACGTCGGTGATGGCGGCTTGACCGAGCGAGTTGTCGGCGGTGAAGAAATCTGAATAGGTAGTCGATCCGTTTTTTGCGAAGCGAACCTTTGCCATCGTTGGCGTTGGATTCATTAAAAACTTCAGGCAATTTGTCGGAGCAAATCCGTTGCTTGCGTAAATTAGCGAACCGCTCAAAGTAATATTTGCGCCTGTCGTGTTGGTGCATTGGAGCGCGTGGACAGCGGTTGTCGGAGTCAGCGTTCCGGTGATTGTTACTGTGCCTGTGCTGGCGTTGTTAACGCCTGAGCCAGTGGATGCCGTCACATCTCCAACGATAGTTACTGGGCCGGTGGAGGTGTTATTGACTCCGTAGGCGGTCGCGTTGCTCCCGCCTGTGACCGTGGTTGATGTCAATGTGACCGTTCCGCTGGAAACGTTGTTGATTCCATGTACGCTGGCTGCGCTCCCACCCGTAACGGTGCTGGATGTAGACGTGACCGTGCCTGTCGAAGAGTTGGCGATGGCGGCCCCCCCGCTCCCGCCCGTAAGGGTGCTAGATGTCGCCGTGATTGTGCCGGTCGATGCGTTGGCCATAGCCGAAAAACTAGTTCCTCCTGTTACCGTGCTAGAGGTTAAAGTGATTGTGCCTGTCGAGCTGTTGATAATGGTATTTGCCGCGCTCCCACCCGTAACGGTGCTGGATGTGACGGTGACCGTGCCTGTCGAAGCGTGATTAACAGCTAACCCAAATGCCCCGCTTCCACCTGTGAGCGTGCTGGCATTTGTAAATGCAACAGTTCCTGCCGCTGACGTGGATTCAATCGCGTGCGCTCCGTCCGCAGCCGTTGATCCTACAACCCTTCCGCCGGTGGCGATGATGCCGTTGAGCGTCAAAGTGCCGCTGGAACCGAACGATATAGCGCGGGTCGATAGCGTAAATGCCGATCCTGTCGCACGGCATCCTGCGAGCGTCGAGCTTGCGGCGGCGGAGACCGTCAAGCAGTTCGCGGAGCCTGCCTGTATATATGCGCCCGTGATGTTGTAATTTGCCGCGAGTGTGAAGCTCCCGCCTGTCGCAATCGTCAGCGGCGTGTTGACGTAGTTCAACAACGCGCCCATGCGGCGAGCGGTTCCGGTGGTCGCTGTGCCTGCGTTCACCGCTTGGAAAATCTGACCGACTGCCGAGGTTATAGCTACCGGAGTTCCAGCATTTGTGCCGGGTGCAATGCAGTTTGCCGTAAGCGCAAAGTTGGTTGTGCCAAGACTAACGACCATGTAAATTTGCCCAGCGATAAACGATCCAGAGGTATCCACGGTTGATCCTGTCAGATCGATGGATTGGTCGAGTGCGACCGTGAAGCTGTTAGCGTAGACCGTGTCGTTGAGCGTTGGCACTACGCCACCTGTCCATGTTCCCGATGCGCTCCAGTTCCCGCTTGCGGCTGCTTTTATGACGGCCATATTTTAAAGCCCTTCTGCGAAAATGAATTTTTGAATTGCGGCTGAAACTTCATCGACCGCGACGATTGCTGGTTGCGAAGCGGAGGCGAGCGAACCGAAAAGAACCGTCCGATTATTTTCTTGCGACTGCTCCACTTGGTCGCCTTCAAAGCGTGTAGGCGTAAGCGTCAATACAACGCTTGCGTCCTGCTGGTCTGGCGAGTTGTAGCGGCTCGCTGTTGCAAGAGTCATTGTGTAAAGATCGTAGGTCTTTCCGTCGATCACGATTGGATTTGTTGGTTTCATATTTAAGCTAAAAGAATGAGTGCGCTGGTTTCGGTTGGCTTGGGAAATTTCAATTCAAAAGTGCTGTTGTAAACGTGCTTTTCGGATCCGATGCTCAAGACGATAAGCGCAGCGTTGCCTTTGCTGGCGTTGAAAATCATCGCGCCTGCTGCCGCGAATGTTGCAGATTTTAGGACGACATCATCGAATGTTATAAAGGCATTTTTGCCGATGATGCCTGTGCGGTGTCCCTTTAGTGCTACGCCTCCGGCGGTATAGCCTATGCCTTTAATCTCGCCTTCGGTTGTATAGGCTTTTGTTGTCGGCCCGATCTTTGCCGATGCGCTATAGAGCGCGATCCGGTAATCATCGCCGGGTTGATGGACGCCGGTGATGAGTGCTTTCTTTGCTTCAAGTGCTATGCCGTGGGTGATCATTTATTTTGTTCTTTGAAATGCGGTAATGCGACCAAAGTCATCTCGTAAAGCCAATACTAATTCCTTATCTGCCTCGAATGCTGACGGTGCTGATTCTGCCTGTGGCTTTACTGGATCGGCGTTGATGATTTTGTTTGCGTTTTCCTCATCCATTCCGAAGACAACGCGCAGGATGACGGCGACTTGTTCCGCTGAAAGTTCGCCGCGACCGAGCGAGAAGAGGATGCCGGAAAGCGCATCCGTGCCGCCGATACCGATACTCTCGATAAGCGGCGGTGCTTCGTTTTTGCTCTCATCAAAGATGGTGTCGATAGCCGTAATCGGAACTGAGTCTGAAATGCGGTTGGGTTGGATGTCGAACTCTTGTCCCAATTCTTTAATCATGTTGGCTTCCTTCGCCCTTGCGCGTAGTGCCTCTTCGTAGTCTTCACCCATGTCGCTGTAGATTTGTCCGGCTGTTTTTAAGCCAGCTTTCCAAAGTGCAATATCGGCATTGGCTTCGCGTCCGTAATCAATCGAAACTTTGGCAGGCCAGCACCAGCGGCCATCGAGCAGGTATTCGGAATCTGGAATGAGTCCGCGAGAAGCGGCGTCGAGAAGGATAACATTTTTGATGCGGTTGAGAAATTGACCTTCCAAGAGTCCACGCCACCGAAGAAATGTTCTCTCTGCCATCGCGGCTTCCATGCGAGCCATAGGCCCACTCTTGTCGGCGTCGAATGCGAATCCGTAGGGAAGACCGACTGCCATGCAAATGTGCGCTTGAACCAAGCGGATGAACTCTCCGAATGCGCCTGTCGGTCTGTCCGACTTGAACATTTCCATTTTCTCGCCTGCGCTCAAATAGTTGACCGTGCCCGGATCGAGCGACTGAAGGCGTGCGACTTGGCCTTGGTCGTTTGAGTTTCCTCTGGCGAAATAGTCGCCTGCGTCTGCGGCTCCGCTCTCGGTGGTTATCACGCCGGACTGATAGCTCGCGTATTTGATCGCTTGCACTTCAGCTTTGATAGCCTCTTGCAAGTCGCGCGTTGCGTTCAGCGCAGTAGCGAAAGCACTTCGCCCACGATATTCATCAAGTCGTGCGGCGTCGAACAGGTGGATAAACTCTTTTGCAGGAATATCAGTAGGAGAAACATACTGGTTATTAATAGTACGCGTGAAAATTGTGTATGAAACGGGTCTTCCATATTCGTCTACATTTATTCCTCCAATGTATTTGTCGGTGTCGGTTTGGTCGTAGGGGCTGCCGATGCGGTCGGCCTCGACGCTTTGTAGTTTTAAATCTTCGCGGTCGCGAACGATGATGAATCCACAGTCGCCATCGCGAAGCATTGCGGTGACCGCGAGTTGCAGGAGCGTTGTGAAATTGTGACGGCCTAGAAAGTCGCAGTCGTTGCACCATTTCTGCCAATACCTTTCAATAGCTGTATCGGCTTCGCGGTTGCCGGTGCGTGCTTGGTATGCGATGCGCCCCGAAACGTAGGTTGCAAATTTTAAAAGGAGCGAACGGACAGGAGGAAAATTGTCGGCAAGATCGCGAGCGGCGCGGATGAGCGAGTAACGCTCGCGAGTTCCGCTTGTGTCCTCGCCACCGCTAACGCCACGGCTGATGCCGCGCTTCTCGCTTGTCAAGGCTGAGTCGAAGCGTCCGAAGTTTCGCAACTTCGCCTGGTTGACCATCCGATCGAGCGCGGCCTTAGGCGAGACGAACGAAATTGCCTTTGTGATGATGTCTTGCGTCATGGTCTCTGTGTCGGGAAAGTCGGCGTGTAGCGTGATACCCTATTCCCGCTGGCGTTGTCAAGTGCGGCTTGCAACTCTTTGATCGTCTGCGCGACCTCGGCAAGGTTGGCGCGAGTAAACGAGCGGCCTGCGATGCTGTAGCTCGCGCCGGCAATGGCGATAGCCTTTAGGCAAGCCGTGAAATCGGTCTGCAATTCTTGCAAGGTTGCAAGCGGGAGACCGAAGAATGATTTGTTCATCGCCATTTAAATGTTCGTTGTGTCAAAAGTAGAACCCTACGCCCAAGCGTCCTTGAGCCTCATCTGTCGATTCAGAATGTCTGTTGCGCATGGCAAGCCAGCCAGATGGCGTGACGGGAATGTCTGGGAAGATATGTCAAAAGCAACTGCCGATCATTTTCGTGGCGTCACGAAAATGGTCACTCACCTATCGGCAAAACGCCTGCCAGCATCGCGGACGCGAGTGCGATGCACTCGCAGTCCCAAAGGTGGTTCGGACGTCCGCCGATGCGAACCCATCTTTGCTCAACTTGCTTTGTCTTCGAGTTCGTGACGTCTTTTTTCATCTCGCTCAACATCTGCTTTCGGTAGTCGTCGGAAACGTCCCGCGCAACTTCCCATTTCGGAACTGCGTCAGCCTGGCGAAGTGAAGCCAACTTGTCTTTGATCCCTTCGTTGGAAAAAAAGAAATACGCGCACTTCAGTCCGTCCGATCCAGCTTGCGCTCCTTCAATTTTTGAAACAAAACGCCGAGTGCGTCTGCCTCCGTCGATATGATAAAACCCGTCCTGCCCAGATCCGTGCGATGCCGTCCACCCACGCCGAGCGCATTGCTCGTAGACCAACGGCGTATCGTAACCGGCATCCACCACAACGCATCTCGGCATGACGTCGAACTGCTGCTGGATGGCGTCGAGCGTTTCCCACGTCAGCGGACGTGACTCATGCAATAACATCGATGAGCCATCGACTCGGAAGGCGCGGACAACAGCCCAGAAGTGATCGCGCTGTTTGTCCACGGTCATAAAGCGTCTGTGCTCTCCGTCGATCTTCTGGCCTTCCAAGTATTCGGCCTTGGCGTAGTCGCCGGTAGTGATCTCCGGCAGATCGCTTGTCACTTCGTCCTGCCAAGTCTGCGCTTTGCGCTTTTGAATAAATTGTTTTAACGGCTCCAGGTTGCCGCTGCTCTTGGCTTCGTTGGCTTCGATCCACTCCTTCACAATAGAAAACCACGGTATCCACCAGACGGCATAAGCTGGATATTCGAAGCTTCTGTGACCTCGCACCGGATGTGGGTTGAGTGCGCGGTAAGTTGCAGTATTTGCAAGGTTTCGTCGAGTGCTTGCATCGTCTTTGTAGCGTGTTTCACAATGCTCGCACTTCATAACGACCGAGTCCTGGACCCTATCCCACAAGATGCCGCCCTTGTCATCGCGTTCGGTCGTGTATTCGATCTGGTCGAATAAGTATCTCTGCCAGTTCCCACAATGGGAACAAGTCCAGCCCCATACTTCCCGCGATCCGCTGTCCCATTCTGCGTCTGCCTCATGCCCTGCGTCCCACCCCTGCGAGACCAACAGCGTCTTTCGGTTCCAGCGGTCGTGGTGTCTGGCCTTCAACTCTTTTATCATCCCGCTTTTCCACCGCCAGACCTCGTCACCGATGCAGTAGCGCATCGATTTTTCTTGAAGGTTCGTCATGTTCGCGCCACCTGCAAACAATACCATGTGCGGAAATAGGATCGTCGTCTTGCGTAGCGCGTGCCGGTCTTCTGGGAACAAGTCGCGGACAGGCTTGCATTCTTGGAAGATAGGAAGCAATCGCGACTCCGTCCAATCTTTGACCATGTCATCCGTCTGCCCCACGAATAAAGTCGGCCCAGGCTTTTGAGCAACGATGAAGCAAGCCAGCGTTTCCATCATCGTAGTTTTGCCGCCTCCGGTTGGTGCGCGAAGAAATACTTGTGTTGTCTCGTCATCACTTGCCGCCAACAGCGGCGCGTTAAGCCACGGCGCAACCGACGGATCGAAGCGCGAAGCGCGATCCGAGTTCGGAAAGTTAACGTGATCGCTTGCCCAATCTAAAATTGTTCCGTCGAAGGCGAGCTTGATTCCGTCTCGGATGCCTTGTGCGAGTGGGTTCATTCGATATCGCTCCTTGCGTCCCAAATAAAAAAGCCGACGATTAAAATTGCGACAATAGCTCCGGTGATCATACCTTCTCCAATTCAGTTCGGATCTCGGCAAGGATCGCCTGCGTCCGTTCGTGCAGCTTCTTTCGTAAGCTAGCTTCGTCCAACCCTGCCAACGCGCCCGATGCATCGTTGACCAATGCCGCTAGTTTGGCCGAGAAGATCGCGCCGATGCGGATGCCAGCTTCTCGGACTACGGCGTTTTTGATGTATTCTCCGCGATCAACCGAAAGCGCAAACTCGATCTTCTCGCATTCCAGCAAGGTCTTCCGTAGCTTCGCCTGCTGGATGTTCTCCGGTGCGGTGTCTCCCCTCCCATGCGTTTCGAGCCAATCCTTCCTCCACTCCGTAGCGGCCTCTATGCTGGTCATAGGCATTCCCTGCTTGACCATCTTGTGAATGTTCGGCTGCGTCATTCCCCATGCCGCCGCAAGCTCGGCCTGCGTCAGCCCCTTGCCGTCCCGCTTGGCCGCAAACTCTGCCGCGATCTTCGACTCTCGCGCCGTCAGCGTCTTGCCGTCCTTCAGTTTTTGCAGGATGTTCTTGAACTCGGCCTCGCGGATCTTCCCCTGGAGATCGGATGCGGGTTGCGGCGGTGGGGATTTCTTTGGCATTTTTATTTAAAAAAAATTGTTTGACATATAACCGAGCGTTGGGTTATTCTGTGTGCGTAATGAAAACACAAGCAACCACAAGTAAAGCCGCCGCACTGCTCGGTAGCATCACGACAGAATCCAAATCCACTGCTGCCCGCAATAATGGCAAGCGCGGGGGCCGCCCGCTCACACTCACAGGTGGTAGGGCAGGTTTTGTCATCGCAATTGATGAGGCGTTTCGCACTCCTGCGAGTAACCCTACCATTCGATACAGTCATGCGCGGGGATTCCACGTTGAAAGCGGGATTCATGCTGCGGACTCTGATGTGCTGTGGAGCGCATCGGCAAACTATATCCTGCCGAGCGGTCGCCGTTCGGTGCGGCCTACGGATTACACCGAAGTTCGGGTGGCTATCCACGAATAGTTTCATCAGAAATTTTTGGAATTCCTCCTGTTGCCGTAGCCCACCTATCAATAATCACAGCGCAAAATGCCGGGTCGATTTCAACGGCTCGGCATTTTCGTTTTAACTGTTCGCATGCCATCAAACATGTCCCCGAACCCGCGTAAGGATCATAGACATCACCGGTGGTGCAATTTGCTATAAGCATTCTAATCCAATCCATCGGCTTGCTGTGCGAATGCTCACTGTCCGAATGGAGTTTGGTTATTGGCGCAGAAAAAACATCCGACAAATGTTTGCCACGCGGGTCAGGTTTGAATGTGTAAGAACCTCGGCTGTTGAATACTTCCCGTTGTTCTCCAGCGTCGCCGTAGTGAGATCCGTCAGGATTGTAGTTTTGTATTTCGCCATAAAAAGCGCACAATTTCATTCTTCTTAACGGTCGGTTTGGGGTATACCAAGACGAAACGCAATCCCACACGAACAACCAATTTGGCGCACCAAATATATTAACGACATCGTGTAAGCGTTGCCCGTCAGCAAATGATAAAACATTATTTCTCCGCTCTGTTGACTTCATGGCATCCCACGGCGGGTCGAAAAACAATGTCGGGCAATCTTCTCCAAATTTAATTTTAGAACTATCCCCGCACAGCAACCGATGATCCCCAAGCTCCCAAAGCTGCCCCGGCTCAACACCCCACTTGGCGCGGAGTTCTTCGGCCTTGTCGATCTGCGGTTCGGCGTCGGCGTCGCTCTTTGGCTCTTCCTTTTCTTCCTCAAAATCAATTTCTCCAAAATTAAAATCATCAACGCTAATTTCTTTCAACTCGCCCCAGTCGATGTTTTTGATTTCAAGTTTTAGCAACTCCTCATCCCACCCGCCGCCCAACTCAGCCAGTCGGTTGTCTGCAAGAATGTAGGCTCGGCGTTGAGTGTCCGTAAGATGCCCAAGGCGAATGCAAGGCACGTCCTTCAGCTCCAACTTCTGCGCGGCCATCACGCGACCGTGCCCGGCGATAATGCCGTTGTCTTTGTCGATGAGCACGGGATTGTTGAAACCAAACTCGCGAATGCTTCCGGCTAGTTTCGAGACCTGAGCGGCGTCATGTTTCTTCGCGTTTCGAGCGTAGGGAATAAGTTTCTCGGTTGGGATTTGTTCGATCTTCATTTGGTAATTTTATAACTCAAATTTTTTGGATTGTGCATAAGGGAGTGTAGAGAGTATGTTAACC